CGCGGGCTGCGAGGTCGCGGAGGTACTCGTCGAGCAGGACCGAGAGCGGGGCCAGCCCATCGGCGGACGGCGGCGGCGCGATCCCGGCCCGCTGGCGCTCGACCTCGTCGAGCTTCCGCGCGAGGTAGCTCTGCGCGAGGTTCTTCGCGCCGACCTTCTTGCGGTGCGTCTTGCCGTCGGCTCCCTGCCATTCGGCGTACCACGCCTTCACCGTGACGCGCTCGCCGGTACGCCGGTGCTTGTACCAGGGGCGGAAGATGCGACCCATGTTGCGAGCTCAGGGAGAGGGAACGCACACCCAAACCGGTGGAATGGATGCAACCGACGTGATGCGGCCGTGCGGAACGAAGGTAGCATTAGTGAAGACGTGTACACTATCTCCGTAGGACCGCCCATGACCACCGAAGCCGCCAACGCCGCCAACGCCCGCCTTGCCGAGATGCTCGCCGTGGAACCCGACCTGCATGCGCTCATGCTGGCGACGGTGCGGGCCTGGGTGGAGAGGTACGCGGCGGATGCGCAGTCAGCGTCCGTGTTGGTGGATCGCGGTATCGACAAGCCGATGGACCGATGCGTTGTTAGTCTTGCGGCTTCTTCTTCCCAGCCTGCTGCCTAACCCGCTCCTTTTCCTTGTCCAGCGCCTTCATTTTCTCGATGGCCGCTTTGTTCTTTTCCCACTTCTCCTCGACCATATCGCGAATCATCGGGTCGAGGATGTTGGCCGTAGAAAGCCCGTACAAGTCCGACAGGTCAATCGCCTTCTGCGCTGTGTCCGTAAACACTCGCACTGGGTGAGTGCTGCCATCGCCAGCGTTCTTCGGCGGCCGCCCGCCTTTCGTGCCCGCCATACGTGACCTCGTGGCGCACAACATGGTGTTTTTCTCCTGCACGTAACTGCTTCAGTTTCGCCACTTCTGTTTATTCGCACAAGTACCGATAAACTTTTCTGCTTGACAGTTTCACATCAACTGTTACACTTTCAGCGAACACGAACGCGATACACGAGGAACACATGCCGCCGCCTGTTGCTGAACAGTCTGGGAAGACCGATCTGGTTCGCTTGCCGGCGGCGTTTGTCCAGCGCCTCCGAGTCATCGCTCAGGCGCGACGGAAGACGATGGGCGACGTTCTTGTCGAGCTTGCCGGAAGCGAAATCGACACCGCTTATGCCGCGGTGATCGAGGCGGCAGCATCAGCGAACGAACTCGGCAACCCCGTCGGCTGAGGTGCGTGCGCACGCACCTCCCCACCAGAGGAGCCTGACCCATGCCGAAGGTCGCACCCAAGATCGTGGGCCTCATCGCGAAGCGGGACGCCTGCGAGTTGCTCGGCATCACCGAGAAGTCGTTCGAGCGGCACTGGCAGGGCGTGTTCACCGACATGCGGCCCGCCGACAAGCGGGGTCGCGGCAGCGACCGCACGGTCTTCGCCGACGAACTGGCGGCTGCGTGTGCGGCCGGCGGCGGTGTGCTCCAGCGGGCGAAGGCGGCGGTGTACCAGGCCCGTCGGCTGATGGGCCGCAACGGAGAGATCTGATGAGCCTGTTCATGCACGGCGTACGGACCACCAACGACCTCCGCGAGCACCGCGAGCGTGAGGATTCCGCGGCCGCGATGGAGCGGCGCGACCAGCAGCGAGAGCGGTTCGGCGAGCCGGCGGTGCGATACCACCACCGCATTACCTGGGTCAACGGTGTCGCTCATGTCCAGCGGTGCCCGGTCGGCGGCACCTACGACCGCAACGGCGAGATCGTCCGTGTGGCCACCGACGATGATCGTGCCGCCATGATCGACGGGCGCATCAGCTACGACCCGGAGACGCACCCCGGGCAGCAGGCGTGGGCTTGCCACGTCGCGGCCGGCGGCGACTGACGATTCAGCGGGCTGGCCCGCGGCTTCACGCGGCACTGGGCACGCGTGGCCAGGAACGGGTCGGGCCAGCCCGCACCTTTTTCACCCCCGAAGGAGACCCCGTGAGCAAGCCAATTCCACTGTCCCAGACCACTCTCCGCGATCACTACGCGGCGGTAGCGCTCCAGGCCTGCATCGGCCGGTTGCCGCTGCTGACCACACAACCCAACGGGCTGGCTGATGGCGGCGACCTCGGCGGTCTGGTCGTCTCGCCAGAGGACCGCGGGCGGATCATGCGCGGCATGGCGCGAGCCGCCTACGGCTACGCCGACGCGATGCTCGCAATCCGCGACGCTGAGCCGCAGGCATCCGAGCCGGTCGCAGAGGCCGCACCGCCGCAACCGGCCAGGCCGACCGCGAGCAAGCCGAGCAACGGCGAGACGACGATCCCGGCGGATTGCCAGTGCTATTCGTGCATGGTCCGCCGCGCCATCGAGCAGACGTTCAGCCGTGTCGCCAACGGGATCGGGCGGTAGCGGCGACGATGGCAGCACGGTGGAACGCCGACCGGGCATGGGATGCCGAAGGGCGAGGCTTCGCGGGGTGGAGAGCAACCCCGCACTTGGTTCCGGGGTGGGCACGGCGACCCACTGAAGAGGCTAAGGGAGCGAGTGACTCCGGGCGGACTTGGCAACAAGTCGAATGGCGCATGGGTGACCATGACGAGTATGCGGCCCGGACAAAAGAGTGGTGCTGCCGGCTCCCATTACCCCGTTCGACTCGGGGCGGAACCACTCGCAGGGGTTCGGGTACCCGACGGCCCAGCGTTGCTGCTGGGCATGGGGGAAGCGGCGTCAAGCATCCGCTGCCAACCCAGGCCGGACCCCTGCGAACTCACACGGAGGCGGCAGCCATGATCGAGGTCACGGTCGGCGGGAGGACGGAGGAGTTCCGCGACCCGTACCAGGCCGCGCTCTACCTGCTGGAGCAGTGTTCGAGCGTGGAGCTTCAGCACCTGGCCACGGACGGGCTGCGGAGCGTGAAGCGGTCGGTGTTCAACGCGGAGGCGGCGGAACGCATGGCGCAGGGCCAGCCGCCGATCCCGGAAGCGGCGTGAGCAACTGAGGTGCAGCATGGCCCGCAAGAAGCCGCCGAAGGTGATGAACCAGTGCCCGGATCGGGACGTGTCCAAGCCGACGGTTTACCGGAAGGCAAAACAGCCCACTTCGGCACACGACCTGACCGACGACCAGATCGAGCAGCTGCACCGCGTCACTCGCGGGCGACACATGGCCTCGGCCTGTGGGTGGTTCTTCGGGTTCGACGCCACGGAGGAGGATGCCCAGCATTTGGCCTGGGTGGTGAGTATCAACCCGCAGTGGCAGGAGCGGCTCGACTGGGAGACGGCCTACCTGTTGCGGGAGTTCGAGCAGCACTACGGCGTGCCGAAAGGCCCGCACCACAAGGTTCACATCACGCCGGGAGGCCGCGTCGAAATCGTCGATGCACGCACCGGCACGGTTTTACCCCTGATCCCTTACGCGGAGCGAAAACGATGAGCGAGACCACGCGACAGCCTGCAACGGGGGCCATTGCCCGGATCGACACGTCGAAGGCGCTGGCACTGCCCCAGCTGCAGCAGGCGTTCACGGAGCGGATGGCGGCGCTCCGCGAGATGTACTCCGACGCCAAGAGTGCCGCCCCGTCCCGGCTGGTCCGGGCGGCGATGCTCGAAATCTCGAAGAACGACAAGCTGCAGCGTTGCACTGCACGGTCGCTGCTCGAATGCGTCAACCAGGCCGCGACGCTCAACCTCGACATCGGCGGCGTGTCCGGCCACTGCTACATGGTCCCCTACGGAGCGACGGCCCAGTTCCAGCTCGGCTACAAGGGGATGATCCAGCTGGCCTACCGGTCGAAGCTCGTCGCCAGCATCACGGCCCAGGCTGTCCGCGACGGCGACCTCTTCGAGGTGCAGTTCGGCACCAAGTCGGGAATCGACCATCGTCCGGGCAAGACGCGCGGGCCCATCACCCACGTCTACGCCGTCATCACCTACCTGCGCGGCGGCATCGACTTCGAGGTGATGGAGCGGGAGCAGATCGAGGAACACCGCAAGAAGTACAGCAAGTTCGGCACCGGCGCAAACGGCCAGCCGTCCGGGACATGGGCCTCGGCGTGGGACGCGATGGCGCTGAAGACCGTGATCCGCCGACTGCTGAAGCGAGCACCGATCGGTGTGGACGTGGACAAGTATGACGCCGAGCCTGCCGGCGAGGTCGAGGCGGCAGAGGAGCCTGCCACCCAGCTTCCCGAGCACGAGACGCCGGAGGCGGAATACGAGGAAGTCGAGACCCAGCCCAACTCCCAGGCCAGCCCGCCCGTCCAGCAGACGATTGTTGACCACCAGCAGCCAGCCGGCGACAAGCCCCTCATGGCTGGCGAGCAAATTATCGGTGCGATTCTCACCGCCGCCTACGACGCCAATCTCACCTGGTCCGACGCCATCGAGCAGTACGGGCTCGAATGCGGCATCCCGCTCCGCGACGGCATCACCCCGAAAGACCTCACCGCAAAGCAGGCCACCGAACTGCTGGCGAAGCTGAAGGCCGCAAAGGCGGCGTGACACACGGTACGGGAGGCCGCGTGCAGTGGTGTGCTCTGCGGCTGGCCCGTCACTCCCGTGTGGTCCCGAGCGGCCGTGTGCCGCACTCGTTGTGCGGATCGGGACTGAACCATGGCGGCGGCCAGCTCGGTCCGCAGGGCGTATCGCCCACGAGCCGTGAGGACAGAGAGCGAAGGGATTTATCACCCCGATCCGGTCCAGCCGGCACGCGCAGAACTCCGCGGGAACCGGCAACGCAGCGGTAGCTCAACTGGCAGAGCACCGGAGTCATAGCCCGGCATCATGCAGGTTCGAATCCTGCCCGCTGCACTGACTCAAGGAGGAGGACGCCATGCCACTCGCCATGCCGACATCGCCAGCCTGGACGGATCGGATGCTGTTCTGGTCGCGGCAATTGCTGTCGCAGAACAGCCGCCGCATCAAGCGGCTGGAGAAGCTGCGGGCCGAAATGGGATACCTGACGCCCAAAAACCTGACGGAACTCGAAGCCCTGTACCAGGACCAGATCCGCTACACGGACCTCGCGGATTACCTCGAAGAACGCACCGAACGCGCGGAGGCGCAGGCCGCGTGACACCCGACCGGCAGGACGCCGCATCCGAAACCGCCTGGGTGCTCTGGTATCGCCCCAGCGTGCGGCAAAAGGGCGTCCGTCGCCAGTGGGAGCCCGTGGCGGAGTGTGTCACGGAACGCGAATGCACCGACGCGATGGAGGCCAGCGGCAAGCCGCACGGCCAGTGGATCACCCTCCCGAAAGGAAAGCGACCATGACGCTCGCCGAAACGCTACTCGTTGCCGCAATCTTCTGGGGCCTGATCTGGGGCGTTGTCTCGCTCGCGCGGCTGTTCGCAGCGGCGCTGAGCAGGCCCGCGGCGGTGCGGAACCAAGGCGTTGAGGATTCCGCCGACTGGTGGAAGCACGGGCCGCGGGAGGACTGATGGACGCGCCGCCGTGGGTCGAACTGGTCGAAGCGGAGGCCCGGCTCACCGAAACCGAGCGGGGCGGCGACAAACTCGCTGTGGCGAGTGCGGTGGCGGCGGTCGCAGACGCGAAGGTGCGGTGCGGGGCGTTCTTCACGGAGATGTTCTTGCATGCGGCGAGCCACGACGATTTGCGGACGTTCCTCGTCCGGCTCTTGGATGGGCTGGAGCCAGCCGACACAGAGGCTCGCCGGTTGGCGGATGCGGCGACGGATGAGGTGCGGGAACTCAAGGAAGAGAACTGGGCGATGGCTCAGGGAATCGCTGACCTGCAGCGACGGGTCGAACAGCTCGAAAGGTCGCGTGATGGGTCGGGACATTCTTCGGCGTGCTCGGCAGGCGACGGATCAGGCGAGCCCGGCCGCGGCTGGGGCTAACGCTAACGTCGCAACAGGCAGCCCCACCGATTGGGGCGACCCGATCCCGCTCGGCGACGGGGACCGGAAGCCGCAGCCGTTCCCGCTGCATGTGCTGCCGGCTGGGCTGCAGGACTTGTGCGCGTCCTCTGCCGAAAGCGTCGGCGTGCCGGTGGACTTCCCGGCGAGCCACGCCCTGGCCGTGGCGTCTGGTGCGATCGGTGCGAGTTTCGACCTGCAGGTGAAGCGGGGCTACATGGCTCCGTCGAACCTCTGGGTCTGCGTCATCGCCCCGCCCGGATCGGGCAAGAGCCCGTCGGTGCGGCCGATCTTGGAGCCAGTGTTCCGCGAGCAGCGGCGGCGGAACAAGAGCGAAGACCAGAAAAAGAAGCCGGCCTACGTCTCGGACGTGACCATCGAGAAGCTCGCGGTGTTCCTGGGGGACAACCCCCGCGGCCTGCTCATGGTGTGGGATGAGATGTCTGGCTGGTTGACGAGTTTCAACCAGTACAAGGCGAAGGGCGCAGGCAACGACCGCGCCCACTACCTGAGCATCTGGGACGGCCGCGCGCTCAAGATCGACCGCAAGGGGCCGGACAGCCCGCCAGTGTTCGTCCCGCACCCGCGGCTGTCGGTCGTCGGCGGCATCCAGCCGGAGGTGCTCGATACGCTGCGGGCCGGGCCATCCGACGGCCTGTTCGACCGGATGCTGTTCGCGTACCCGTCCGATCCGGGACTGCCAATCGAGTCGTTCGCCGAGGTGGACGACGCACCGTGCGAAGCCTGGGAGCGAGCGCTGCGAACGCTGTGGGATCGCAAGATGCACGAGCCGCCCGACGACCAGGACAAGCGGCCGAACGTGGTCCACCTGAACGAGGACGCCCGACCGATGTGGCAGGGGTGGACGCGAGAACTGGCGGAGAAGGCCGCGTCGCTCGATGCACCGCCGTATTTCCGCGCCATCGCGGCGAAGATTTCGGGCTACGCCGCACGGCTGGCCCTGGTCCTCCACCTGCTGCGCGAGGCGTATGGCGAGAACCCCGGCTACGGCGTTGGCTGCGAAGACCTCTTACGAGCAGTCTCGCTGTCGATGTACTTCCTCGACCATGCCGACCGTGTGCATCGCTCGGCCGGACGCGACCCACGACTCAACGCGGCGAAGGCGATTCAGGCGTGGCTCGTCAAGCGTGGGCAGCCCGCCTTCTCGAAGGCCGACGCCTGGTCGTCACTCCGAAACAACAGTCTGTTCACGCGGCCGGAAGACCTGGACAAGCCGATCGACGTGCTGCGTCAGCATCGCTCGATCCGGGGCGTGGCCGAAGAACGCGGAGGCCGCAACGGGCGGCCGCCGGGCGAGAGCTACGAAGTGAATCCGAAGCTCGTGGGGACGCCTGCGAGCGGAGGGACGTGAAGCAGTGGCAGGGGGTTTTCTGGATTAATTGTACTGGATTGGCTCTGGTTCCTTTTGGCGGGTTGATCGAGGCACGTCCTCCCCGCTAAGGAACCAGACCAGAAACGGTCCAATTAATCCAATTAAGTCGGCTCCTCGGTGGGGCCGGTCGTGGAAGGTACGCACCTGTGCGGGCGCATGAACGTCTCAATCTCTCCGTTAGAGGGTCATATGGGTACTCCCAATTACCTCCCCAAGATCTTGAAACTTCAGGCCGCCGGCAAGATGCCGCCCGGCGTCCTGTCCCATGCCGTCATTCTTCACGACCAATGGTGCGCGATCTATCAGGGCCGCTCCTGCGATTGCAACCCGGACGTCAGCATCCATGCCGATGGGTGTCCAGCCGTGCCAAGCGGAGCCGGCTGTATCTGTGGCGGATCGCAACAGACCTCACGCTGAGGCGCGGGCGCACGAACCAGGAGGGGGCGGCAGTGAAGTATTGGAAGTTGCCACATCAACAGCCAGCATGCGTCTGTCGGAAGAGATCGCATTACCAAGTGACTCTTCCAGGCCACGATTTCGTAATCGTAGTGCCGAGCTGCTTGCTGTTAAGAGAGGGATTTTCGGGCATCGCAGACTGGGTTTCGCGTCGCTTCGGCTGTTGGCTTACTTCTGTCCGAGAGGAATCGTCTGGTATCTTTCCGGACACATACGTTTTTGTGGACCCAGTTGTTTGCGGTCGGCGCGGTTGCGCTGGCCATTTCTCACGCGCTTGGAGCACTCGGTCGCTGCTTGCCGCGCAGCCGAAGGTGCAATGCGTGCGATGCAACAGGTGGTCGCGGCGCAGCTTTCGCCTCACCTCTACCGACCTGCTTTGCGACCTTCCTGAGAAGTTCGATTTCGTTTGTCGCGGCGGCACAGCACTACGGGTTGCCATTCGCGGGCGCAGCTTGGACGTGGAGGCCCCGCACGAGTGGGCGTGGCCTCGCACGACAGTGGACCCCGAAGCAAAATGCCACATCCCGCGTCCCGGCCACTCATGGAAAGTCTGTGCGCATTGCAGAGCGGAACTCGACCACCCGGACGGGCGGCGGCGATCGTTCGACGTGAAACTGTCTCGTGTTTTTGCCCACGGCGTAGCAAAGGCCCGCTCGCGGGTCAGGCTTTTCGTGTCCAACGGCATCATCTACCCACACGCCAACTCGGAGAAACTGAAATGTCAAATGCTGAAAAAGGCAACGACCAGAAGCCTCAAATCCGGCAATCTCGAAGCTCTCAAATTGCTTCAGGAGGAGTGGGAACTGCTACGCAGTTTGCTGGCCTGATGAGTGCGCTCATCACCGATGTTCTCGACGGAGCCGTGACGCCCGGTGTCTGCAACGCAGCAGTGAACGCCGGTGGAAAGTTGCTGAAGGTTGTGGACATGCAACAGCGCTATGGAACGGTGACACCGAACGGCCGTGAACTCGTTCTGTCGTGCCCTCAACCACCACGGCAGATTCCCGACGATCCACAAGCGGCACGAATTCAAGAACTGGAAGCGGAGTTAGCCTCGCTCAAAAGCCAGCCACACGCGAACGGGAAGTTAACACAGAAAGCAGGCTGACCATGCCCTTCCTCAACGGCTCCGTTACCTTCATCCGTTTCCGTCCGGACCTGCCCAGGCCGGCGCGGTTCGACGAGTCGCACCTCGAACTGCTCGACGCCCATCGCGCCGGCCGCGGCTCCGAGCGTCTCCCCGATGCGGACAACGTCGGCGGCGGCTGGGTCGGCGGTGCCCACCTGCTCGACACGACGTTCGACCTGGAGAAGAACGTCTACACGGATCACCTCGTGTGGGACTTACGGCTCGACACGAACAAGCCGCCGGCGGACCTCGTGAAGGCGTACTACGAGGTCGAACTCAAGGCACTCTGCCGCGACAAGGAGAAGCCGTCGGCCCGCGAGAAGCGCGAGGCGAAGGAGATCGCCCGCGAGCGCGTTGAGCAGGAAGGCAAGGACGGCCGGTTCCTGAAGCGAAAGTGCCACGGCGTGCTGTGGGACCAGGCCCGCAACGAACTGTTCCTGGGCGCGACCTCGGCGAACGTGGCGGATCGGTTCGAGCGGCTCTTTGGTCGCACCTTTGGCACCGAGATGGACGGCGGTGAGATGACACCCGCCCGCCTCAAGGCCATCACCGCCGGCGAACTGGCAGTACGGCTCCACCCGCAGGCCGAAGATGAGCGGCCCTCCGAGTTCGTCCGCGGCGTCGGCGAGCCCGACGTGGCCTGGAGCGTCAACGACAAGGTGCCGGACTTTCTCGGCAACGAGTTCCTGCTCTGGCTCTGGTACGTCAGCGACGACCGCACCGACACGCTGACGCTCCCCGATGGCTCCGAAGCGACGTTCATGTTCAGCGGCGGGGTGAAGGTCGAAGACCCCCGCGGGCAGACCGGAAGCGGCACCATGAATAGTGCCAGCGCGCCGCGGCTGCCCGAAGCGAAGGCGGCGGTACGGCACGGCAAGCTGCCGCGTAAGGCGGCGCTGACTGTCGTGAAGTCCGGCGAGCAGTTCTCGTTCATCCTCCAGGCCGAGACGCTCGCGGTCACGTCGGGCAAACTGCCGGCCCCGCCCGAAGACACCCGCGGCCGCGCGATAGCCGAGCACCGGCTCCAGGCCGTCCGCGACCTGGCGGAAACGGTGGAGGGAATGTACGCGGCCTTCCTCACGCTGCGGATGGGCACGGGCTGGGGCGAGGAGCTTCGGGCGATGCAGGGCTGGCTCGGACGCGGGAGGGTTGCCGCGTGAAGATCACCAGAGAGGAACAGAGCATGAAAAACCTGGGATGCGGGTACGTCGTGCTGGCCAACGAGACCACACGGCCATCGAACGCCGAAATCTGCGCCGCGCTGGACGCGGCGGGCTGGGAGCGATGGGACGGCACCGGGCCGCCGGCCATCGTGGTGTTCCACAACAACGGGCCGAAGGGCGACTACTTTGAGGCCGGCTACTGGTCGGGCAGCGGCGTGCCGTTGTTCTTCCTCGGCGGCGGCAAGAAGCGCACCGTCGAGCGGAAGCAGATCATCAACCGTGTCGGCGGCTGGGTCGTGATCGGCGAGAACGGCGTCGCCAAACTCGACGACCTGATCGCGGCCATCGACCGCTGGGCAGCCATGAAGCCGATGGGGGCGAAGCGGCGAGAAGCACGCGCGGTGCTGGCATGACCAAACGCGAACGCCGTCGCCTATCGCCCGACGGTTTGCCAGTGGACGCCCGCGAGTGGACCGAGGACGACTGGATGTCTCTTCACCGGGCTGTCGAGCAAGCCAAGCAAGAGATTCGAGGGCGACATGCGGGGCCAATACGGACTGCGGAAGGCTCGCAAGGAGTACCTCTGCACGGAGCGGAGTTACCACACCATCCGTGTGGGTGACGTTTATCTGTACGGCGCGTGCCCGCCCGAGCACGAGGCGAACATGGGGCGGAAGTGGTGGACCATCCGGGCGTGTCTGCGGTGTGCGAACGAGTACGGACTGCACACGAGCGACACTCGGAAACAATTGGAGGAGTTAGCACATGATCGAGAGCCTGTACCGACCGCCGGCGGGCGAACCGGCCATGAGCGTCTACCTGATCCGGATTAAAGACCGGCCGTTCGGATTTCGCGTAGTGGCCGTGGTTGCATCAACGGAGCAGGACGCCCTCGACTACTGCGCGAAGAACTACGCCGCGCAGTTCGACGTGACCAAGCCCAACTTCGCCCGCATCGAACACCGTTGCACGGCCGTTGAGGGCCGGGCGGCAACCTTCACCTGGGAGGAATGATCGTGGAAGACGTGTGCGCGATTTGTCGAGTTCGACCAGTGCCGCCGGATCGGAGCGTCTGCCAGTGGTGCGTTAAAGAATCGGTGGCAGCCGAAGCCGCAATCGTCTGGGCCATCGTCAGCCTCATGGGCCACAAGCAGTACGCCGGGAAGCTCAGCGAGGTCGAGAGGTTCGGCGGCAAACTGGGCCGCATCGACGTGATCGACGCCGACGGCTTCCGCACCGTCGAGTTCAACGCCGGGAGCGTTTACTCCATCGAGTACGTCAGCGAGGAAGCCGCCCGGGTCGCGGCGCGGCGGCACATGCCCAAGCCCGTCGAGTCGTGGGAACTGCCGAAGCAACTCGCCCCGGCCAGCAGCGCGAAGGACGAGCCGACGACGATCTGGGAGGGGATGGACGCCGACGATGACGATTCCGACGTGGAGGATCTGTGAGCATGGAGCACGCCAAATGCCGCAGCTGCGGCGCACCGATGATCTGGGCCGTGATGGCGACCACGAAGCGCCGGATGCCACTGGACGCGGAGCCGCATCCGGACGGCACCATCGAGACCCAGCCCGATGGCACGGCCGGCTGGCTGAAGGGCGACGTGCTCGCCGAGGCGAAGGCGGCGGGCGCGAAGCTGCACCGGAGCCACTTTGCCAGTTGCCCGAACGGGCCGGCGCATCGGAAGCCGAAGGGGGCCGCGTGAAGCAATCGCACTGCAAGTGGTGTGGCGAAGCAAAAGTGCGGTGGTTTCCGCCGGGGAATCGGATGGGCGGGGGTCGCATGGTGTGCCGGAACTGTTTCGGACGAATCCCGTGGGCGGTCCCGCGGCTCGACAGGATCGCCTTTCGGTTTCGTGGGACGAAGCAGGATGAAGACAACCCTGGATTCGAGAACGCGGTGAGAGCACTAGAGGACGCTATCGCATGAGCACACGCACCGCCAGCGGCCCACAGCCGCTCGAACTCCCCACTGGCTGCCGGCTCGTCGGTGAGCACCTACCCGACGGCCGCACCTACACCGTGACGCTTGTGCCCGTGGAGTCGCATCCGTGGGGCGTCGGTCACGTCCCCGCCACGGTGTGCGGCGACTTCCCGCAGCGGCCGAAGGCCCCGCGGAAAGCGAAGGACGACGACGCGCCAACGCTGTTCAAACTGGAAGGCAAACCGCTGCCGCTGCCAGAGCTACCCGTGATCGTCGTCTACGCCCAGCCGGGCCGCATCGACCAGGCCCATGCGTTCGCGAACGTGCTGTTCCGGCGGGGGTACAACGCGGAAGCGAGACTCGACCCGGAGGCCACGGATGCGCGACCCTGACTGGCTCGTGAAGGCCCGCGCCGACGGCCGCACCACTGAGCGGGCCTGTGGCGTCATCATCGCGCCGCCGCGGCTCGACTGCACCGAGAAGGCGTTCCAGGCCGGCGTGGTGCGGCTCGCGGAATCGCTCGGCTGGGAGTGGTATCACACGCACGATTCGCGGCGGTCTCCGGAGGGGTTCCCGGACCTCGTGCTGGTCCGCGAGCGAGTCGTGTACGCGGAACTGAAGACCGAGTCCGGCACGCTCTCGGCGGAGCAGACGCACTGGCTGAACCGACTGAAGGCGGCGGGAGCGGAAGCATACATCTGGAGACCGTCGGCCTGGGCCGCCGTGGAGGCGATTCTGACGCGAAGGGGAGCAGCATGATCGCGACGAAAGCGAAGTCGAAGCCCGCGAAGGTCAAGCCTACGCCAGTGCGTGCGCCCGCACCTCCGGGCGAGCCACGGGAGGTGCGAGGCACCGCGAAAACGTCCGAACTGCGGCCGTGCCCGACGAACCCCCGGCAGACGATCCCGGAGGAATCCGTTCAGGAACTGGCCGCATCGTTCGCCCAGGTCGGCGTGCTGCAACCGCTTGTGGTGCGGCCGGTGCCGCTCACGGCGGAGTTCCGGAACGATGACTGGGTGGGCCTGAAGCATTACGAGGTCGTCGCCGGGCACCGGCGGCTCGCCGCGGCGAAGCTCGCGCGGTTGCCGAAGGTGCCGGTCGTCGTCCGCTGGCTCTCCGATGAGGATGTGCTGCTGGTGCAGCTGATGGAAAATGACCAGCGCGAGGACGTGAAGCCGTCCGAGCAGGCCGCCGCGTACAGTCGGCTCGCCGCGGCCGGGAAGACCGCCGAGCGGATCGCGGAGGCTACCGGCAAGCCGGTCGCGTTCGTGCGGGGTCTCTTGCGGCTGGCACGGTTGCCGGCCTGGGCGCTCGCCGCGGTCGATACGGGACGACTGCCGCGGGCGACGGCGGAAATCGTGGCGAGGGTGCCGGGAGAGGAGAGCCGGAAGAAGGCTGCAGCATGCGCGATGATGGGGCTGAGTCATCCGCGCGACCTCGACAACACAACCTTCAGCGAGTGGACGGAAGAGACACGGCCAGACGGTGACGCAGCCCCCCTTTCTTTCCGCGAAGCCCGCACCCTGGTGAACGCTCACTTCACCCGCGAACTCAAGGGCGCTCCGTTCTCGCGGACGGCGCTCGATCTGCTCGACGGCGTCGGCTCCTGCGATGCCTGCCCCAACCGTGCGGGCAACGACCCCGAGGCGAAGGCTGGCGGTGTGCGGGCTGACACCTGCCTCAACCCGGACTGCTTCCGGGCGAAGGCGGAGGCGGCGCGGGCTCGCGTGCTGGTCGATGCGGAGAAGAAGGGGATCGTGCCGGTACCGGACGAGTTTGCGTGGCCGATGTCGTTCGTGGCTTCTGATCATCCGAAGCCGCCGAAGGGCTGGTGCGTGCTCGATGCGAAGTGTCTCGCCACGGAGCTGAGCCAGGAAATCACCGCCGGCTACCTGGGCATGTCGTTCAGAGCGTACCTGAAAGAGCACAAGCAGACGCCCCAGGTCTACCTTGCGTTCCACAACGACAAGCCGATCCACCTCGTAAAGACGACTGAAGCCCGCAAGGGGCTCATCGCCGCCAACGTGTTCGATAAACCCGAGCCGCGGAAGCGGGAGAGTGCTAAGAACGGCGATTCCACGCATAAGAATGGCCATTCCAGTTATCAAACTGGCCCGAACACCGATAATTCGGCACCTTCCACGCATAAACCGGCCGCCCCCAAAAAGCCCGCCGAGCCCACCAAGTGGGAGATCGACGACCGCGCCGTCCTGCTGGCGTCCCGCGACATCCGCGACTGCGCCGAGGCCAACTTCGAGAGCCTGGCCCCGCTCGCCGCGAACGGTGGGCCGGAGACGGACGCGTATGAGGCGCTGCAGTTCGTGGGCCGCGTGCTGATCCGCGACTGGCTCGACGTGGGCACCGAACGGCTCGACGTGCTCCGCGAATACCTGCCGGGGATGAAAGAGGAGTACGGCTCCGTCAACCTGCGGGAGAGTGCCGCGAAGGTCTACGCCGCGGCCATCGCCGATGCAACACCGCAGCGGATGCTCGGGTTCCTCTTGCACCTCTGCACGTCCGTCGTGCTCGCCGACCCCAGCCGCTTTGCTGCGGCCGATGGGCAATCGCTCAAGGACTGGCTGCTGGGCCACTACGACGTGAGTTGGGACGCCTGTCGCGAGACGGCAGAGATGGAGTTGAAGCGGGAGATGAACGAACCCCAGGAGGCCGCATGAACGCTGACGCACTGCTCGAGCGCCTGGACGCGGAGATCGGCCAGGCCGAGACGCAACTCGCCCGGCTCCGCACGACCCGCGAGACGCTTCTGGAGTTGGCCGGAGACGCTGCCCCGGTGCGTGCGCACGCACCTCCGGGAGGACCGCCACCCGCACCAGCGCCAGCTCCCCAGCCGGTCACGACGCCGGGAAAACCGCAGCCCCCGGCGACGGCAGCACCGGCAGCCGCGCCGGGGGCGAAGCGGCGACCGCGGAACGGGCTGCCCGATGCCGTGGCGGCAGTCCTGCTGCGGGGGCCGGCCACCCGCGTGGCGATTGCGAGCGAGATCGGCACATCGCCATCGGGGATTTACGAGGTGCTGAAGATGCCGTTCTTCGAGCACGTGGATCCCAGCAACATCCGGAGTCCGTATCGGCTGAGCGCGGCGGGGCTGGCTCGCTACGCACCGGAGAGGCCACCGGCGACTCCACCCCCGCCAGTAATGGCCCCGCCCCCGCAACCACCCGCGAGCGTGGCGGAGGCCAAGGCGCAGGTGCGGGCGATCGCAGCGGCGATGGACCGGCTGGGGCTGACGACGAACGTCGAGAAGATCGCCGAAGAGGCGTGCCTGCCAACGAAGGTCGTCCACCAGCGGCTGCTCAACAACGGGCCGAACGCCCTGAGCCAGTCGTCGAGGTACTTCCGCAAGAGCGACTCGGGCCTCTGGGGCCTGACGGATCGGGGCCGCGAATTGCTGACGACACCCGCGTGAACGTGCCGTGCCCGGCCTGCGGTGGTGAGCGGTGGTTGCTGCAGAAGTGCGTGGCCTACCCGTCGCACTTGAAGCAGGTGCAGGAGAAGGTGTGCCGGGCGTGCTACCGGGCCGGGAAGCGATACCGGCCGGACGGGAAGCCGAAGACGGTGCTCGTGCGGTGTCCGGATTGTCGGACGAGCCGGATCGTTCACCACAGGACGTTCGAGCGGTACGGCACCACGAACGAGCGAGGCCAGCGACTCACCCGCTGCCGACCGTGCTCGAACAAGCGGTTCGAAGGCCAGGCCCGCATCGGGGAAGGGCAGACGCAGGGGCGGGCCCCGGAGGGGCCAGCAACGCTGCAACCGGGCACCGAGGAGAAGGTGCGGTTGATGGAGGAACGGGTTGAGCGCGGGGAGATGCCGACGCACCCTGCGGAACGACAGGCAACGCGCGAGGGCGAGCGAATCCGGGCCGAGATCGACATTGGCGACGCGGAGTTTGAAAAGGCTTTCCGAGCCAGGCTGGATGCGGAGGCGGCGGCACGAAAGGAGTTCGACGCATGATTGACGTCGTGCCAAAAGCGCGTCGCGCCACGTACTTCCTTCCGACCGCGGAACCGCTCTACTACGACATCGGTTCCGTCGCGTTCGAGGAGTTGCACCCGGACACCGCGCCCGAGGCCATCGCCGCAAAGCACTGCCGGATGGTCGAGAAGGCATCGCGGCGGTACGGGTCTGACGTGCAGCGCATCAGCCGGTTGCTGATCCTGCCCGAATGCACGGTGCGGCGTCACCTGGAGGCGATCGGCAAGCTCGCCGCGTCCCCGCCGGCCGACGTGGCCATGCGGCTCAACCGCGGGCAGGCGGCCGAACGGGTGCGGCAGTGCCTGGCGAACACAAAGGAACCACTCCAGGCGAAGCAGATCGCGGCGGCAACGGGGTGTGGATACCAGTCGGTCTACTACGTCCTGAAGTCCCGCGACGACCTGTATGAGGCTACCGCCGTCGGGAACTATCGCGGCTGCACGGTGTACGCGTGGAAGCTGAAGAAATCCGCGTGAGCAACTCAACAACCACTCCAGCCCGGCATCACGCCGGGCGTTTTCGTTTACACGTCAGAGCAATTCTTGCACAGAAAATGCCTATCGGAATGGTGCAGATTGAGGTCGAAAAACCGCGAAAATGCCTGGAATTGCAGGTGATAACGCTGGTCTGCGGTGTTTGGTGCGCAGGCTCTATACATACTGTGTGTATTGCACACTCACTACAAGAGAGAGACAGATATATAGGAGGCCCTGCGCGCACAAGCAGCGGCGGTAGGGAGTAGGATGAGGCCGTCATGCTCACTCCGAAACAACAGCGATTTGTCGAAGAGTACCTCGTCGATCTGAACGCGACGCAGGCGGCGATCCGGGCTGGGTACAGCGAGCGGACGGCCGATCAACAAGGCTCTCGCCTGTTGGCGAATGTCAAGGTGAAGGCTGCTATTGCCGTTGCCGTGGAGCGGCGATCCGAGGATACGGGCATCACTGCGGCGTGGGCGCTTCAGCGGCTGAAGCGCGAAGCCGAGTACACTGGAAAGGGATCGAGCCACGCGGCTCGCGTAGCGGCCCTGGGATTGGCGATGAAGCACCTCGGCATGACTCCCGAGAAGCACGAGCTTTCCGGGCCGAACGGCCAGCCCATTCAAAATGAGCACAGCGGTACCGTCGAGCCAAAACACGCCCTCGATCCCGGAGCATTCCGATCCTTCATGGATGGAGTCCTGGCAGCGGGCGTTCGGCCTGTACCATCGGACGGTCACGGATAACGACTGGATCAAAAAGGAACTCACCGTCCTTCCGGACGGCCGCGAGTGGTTCGGGCCGCACCCGAAGCAGCAGCAGTTTCTCCTGCACGCCGAGACCCGCGAACTCTTCTACGGTGGGGCCGGCGGTGGCGGCAAGTCTCAGGCGCTCTGGTATGGGGCGCTGCAATTCGTTCACGTCCCCGGTTTTGCCGCCCTCATCCTCCGCCGCACTTACGCGGACCTGGCCAAGCCGGGCGCGCTCATGGATCGTGCGAAGGAGTACCTCGCCGACACCGGCGCATCGTGGAACGACCGCGACAAGCAATGGACGTTCCCGTCGGGAGCCAAGATTGCCTTCGGCTACCTCCAACACGAGGACGACAAGCTCCAGTACAAGTCGGCCGAGTTCCAGTACATCGCCTTCGACGAGCTGACGGACTTCACCGAGACGCAGTACTCCTTCCTCTTCACACGACTCCGCAAGAAGCGGCTCGGCCCACTCGCCGAGGTGCCGCTGCGGATGCGGTCGGCTTCGAACCCCGGCGGCCCCGGTCATGCCTGGGTGAAGGCCCGATTCGTCGATCCCAAGACGCGCGAGCCGAAGCGGGTATTCATCCCCGCCAAGATGGAGGACAACCCCTCTCTCGACGCCGAGGGCTACGAGGAGAGCCTGTCGAACACCGACGCCATCACCCGCGCGCAGATCAAGGCCGGCGACTGGGACGCCGTCGTCGGCGGGCGCTTCAAACCCGAATGGTTCCCCCGCTACACGACCCGTGGCGACTACCTCATCCTCCGCAAGCCCGATGAGGTGGACGAGCGTTCACTTCGCGTGTGGGACTTCGACCGCTTTATCACCTGCGACCCGGCGGCCAGTGCGAAGACGACCGCCGACTGGACCGTGGCCGGCGTGTGGTTGCGGACGCCGCGGAACGAATTGCTGCTCCTCGACGCAGCGCGGTTCCAGAAGGAACTGCCGGACATCGTGCCGCAATTGCAGGCGCTTGCCGACAAGTGGCGCGTCGGTGGCGTCTGGATCGAAGCCGTGGCCGCCAACAACGGTGTCTTCACGCTCGCGGCCCGGACGCGGATGCCGGCGCGGAAGCTCGATCCGCTCGGGCAGGACAAGCTGGTGCGGGCCACACCGGCGATCAACCTCGCAGCGACGGGCCGCGTCTGGCTGCCCAACCCGGGCGTGCGGCCGGGGATGCCGCTCGACGACATCGAGAGCGAGTGGTATCGCTTCACCGGCAACGAGAAGGTCGATGCGAATGACGATGCAGTGGATATGCTAAGCTACGCGGCGATTGTGGCACTCGATTACCCGTCGCAGCAGCAGCGACAAACCGCGCCGCGGGTCATTGGAGGGGGATAGGATGGCCAGCATCGACTACACCAAATGCCTGCCGCGGCCCGCTGCCGACATGATCCCCAACGGCTCCGCCACGTTCGCGGACCTCGAGCGCATCGGCCAGCACAACGGGCTCGTGAACTTTCACCTGAAGGCTTGGCGGCAGGGCGCGTTCCTGAGCGTCGAACGGATGTTGACGTCGCTCGCGGTGCATCTGGCAGCGACGAATGAGGCACTGACGGAGCGGGCCGTCGAGCGGCTGCAAAAGACGCCTTCGACACCGTTTGCCGCGTCTGCCGAACCGGGCTCGCTCGTCACCGCTTCGTGGGACAGCAAACCGCGAGACATCAAGGCCGACCTGCGAAAGGTCGCGGAAGCAGCAAAGGCTATGGGATACAGCATCGCCCCCACGGAAGAGGACCAGCCCCATGTCGTCCCCGGCAACACTTGAACCGGTTTCAGTGCGTGCGCACGCACCTCCGGGCAGCGCACCAGCCATGCCCTACGCCACGGTGGACGCCCCCTTCGGGATGGGCGACCGCACGCGGCCGTACAAGGTGCGGCCCGACAACCCGCACGGCGAGTTCCTCACCGACGATGAGGCCGCGGTGCTCGCGTACGTGCGGTGGCTCGAAGGCGAGCGGGATCGTCTGGCGGCGTGGAAAATGGAGGAGATGGAAGCGGTCGGCCAGTGCGACTTGCAAGCGGTCGCAAAAGTTCTCGGCATTACGCCTGGAGCGTCCATCTACAAGGAACTTCAGCCTGCGGTCGAAAGGCTGCTAACCCGCGTCGCCGAGCTAGAAACGGCTGGCGACGCTGCGGCGATGGCACAGGGAGCCGCGGAAGGCATCGCAGACGCGGCGAAAGGCGGTGGGAAGTGGAAGAAGCCGAAGTGACGGCGTGCCAACGGTGCTGTGACGGATGGGTCTGCGAAAAGCATCCCGACAAGCCGTGGCCACACGACGATTGCCCCGGACCAGGGATGCCGTGCTCGGAGCCGGGCTGCTGCGATTTCGTGGCGAAATGCGCCGGCGACCAGCACGTCTACGATGACTTCAAGGTGACTTGCCGGTGCGGCCAGGAGACGCGGCCGGCATTGTGGAGCGAACCGGACTAGCTCAGCGTGAACGTCTTATCGTCCGGCACGACGATGTTCACTTCTTGCAATGTGCAGTGATTCAACTTGAACACGAAGTTCCCGGCGCGGCCAGCCGGGTCTAGCATCTGCGACCCCGAATACATCTGGATCGTGCTGCCGATGCTCACCGTGGCCGGCGCATTGGTCATGTCGAGCGTGCCGCCCGATCCGATGGTGACGGTCGACCCCGGGTTCCCGGTGCTTTTCCACGCCACCGTTCCCTGCTCGATCACCAGCGGTCCTGCCGCCGCGCCGCCCGCTTCGCAATAGGTCTGCCCGATTGCGGTGAGGCTTGTCGTCCAGCTCGCTTTGATGAGTGCGGTGCATCCCACCAGATTCACAGTTCCGCTGAGCGTGGCGCTGGGGCCAACCCGCAGCGTGCCGTTGTTTCCCTTCACGGTCAGTGCTGTACACGTCTGGCTCTGGTTCGGTGCGAGTGCCACCGACGAGCTAACGAACTGCACAACGCTGGACGCGGGAAGCCCGGTAATCTCAACCACTTCCGAACCGACGTTCACCGGCCCTTGCTCACCGTTGATGGTGATGGTTGCGGCGCTTCCGGTCCACTTACTCTTGAGGCGGAACTGTCCGGCGTAGTCGCCGCGGTTGCCCTCGACGAGCACCGTCTGTGCCTTGATCTCCAGTTCCTGCGCCCGGTACTCCGGATAGCCGGCCGCGTTGACAGGCGGCAATCCCCATCGGCCGGTGTAGGTCGCTCGGCGGGTGAGGCCGGGAGACGCCAGTTCGATGGCGGTGAGGGCATCGACATTGTACTTGCAGTCGATGTCGTTGTTCTCGAATACCAGCGAATCCGTGGTATCGACCGGCAACGCGCCCGGGGAGTAGTTCAGCACGTCGTTGGCGTCGTAGGGGCTTTTCGGGTTCACCGTCGTCGTGAGCGTCGGGGAGTTTGCGCCGCCGTCCGTCTTCGAGAGCGTGAACGGGGCACCGTCGTCCGGCCCGACGAAGGTGAGGACCGCACCGCTTTGCGTGACAGTCAGTTCAGTGATTTCTCCATCGGTCGCGGCCTGGATCGCAGCGAGTAACTCCTCGGCCGTCGTCGTGGTGTTCGTGGTCGTGGGGGTGATGACGACCGTCTTCGAGTTGCCGAACGTGAGTGTGATGGTGCCGCCGGTGGATGCGGTGCCGATCGACAGAGTGGCCTGTTTGGCGAGCTTCCGCTGCTTCCCGACCCAGTAGACGACTGCCATGACGTGACCCCCGTGTGTGAGGGTCGATTGTCGGGGCTACCCGGTCGGCAGCGGAATCTACGGTCGCGTCAGCATGAAGCTGCCCAGCTCCCGCAGCGTCGGCATCGCCGGTATACGCCTGACGTGAATCGCCTTCAACAGCCGCTCCAACTCGTCGGCATCCGCGTGAATCAGCAAATCGTACATCGCCGGGCTGACGTAGATGGGACCGACGCCACACTGAATCGCGTACTTGCAGCCGGCGAGCATCTTCTCGACGCGAATCTCTACGCCGGACAACGTAGACCGCACCGGCAACTCGACTCGCTCCGCCATGCTCCCCGCCCTCCCCATTCCCCGAGGTGCGTGCGCACGCACCGGTAGGCCCCATCCTACACGCATGGCGTGGGAAGTCGAAAAGGACGTGCTCTATCCCGGTCGCGTCGTGGTCGCTGGCCCCGACGGGCGGCCGCGGAGCTACACGTTCACCGCCGACGATCTCGCCCGCATCGAACGCACCGGCAACGCCAAGATCGCCGAACGCTGGGAGATCCCGCTCGCCTGGGAGCATCAGCCCGTCGAGCCGACGAAGGGCCGCGCCGCCGAGGTGCGACTCTCGCAGGCCGAGCGCGACCGCGACTTCGCCCGCGGCGTCTTCGGGTTTGCGAAGGGGCTCGTACAGCGCGACGGACGGCTCCGCGTGCGGCTCGCCGGCGACGACGAGGCCGACCTGAAGCAGTTCCAGAAGGTGCGGTACGTCTCGCCGGAAATCGCCTGGGACTGGACCGATAGCGACGGCAAGACGTGGCACGGGCCCACCATCACACACATCGCCGCAACCCCACGCCCGGTGCAGAGGCATCAGGACGCCGTGGGGCAGCCGATCCGACTATCGCTCGCCGCAATGATCCGCGAATGCGCGCCGGCGCATCGCACGCGTTCGGCGAGCGCAATTCCCGTAGCCCCCAGACTCAGGCTGTCGCTGAACCACTACGAGGGTCGAGCCGTGGCTGACGATCTGGACCTGGAAACGCCCGCCGACACCGACACCGACACGGGCGGCAAGAAGAACAGCGCCTGGGCCCGCATCGCGGAGGCGCTCGCCGGCTGTGGGGTCAAGATCGGCGACGGCTCGAACATCAAGGACGCCGACCACCTGGCGGACCTGATCGAGGTGGCCTGCATGAACGGCGAGGACGAGCCGGACATGGACGAGGAGCTTCCGCCTGAGAACGAGGAGCAGCAGGGCGACATGGACGCGCCGCCGCCGGGTGCAACGGAACCACCGCAGCCGATCCAGATGAGCCAGCAGGCCGCGAAGGCGCTCAAGGTGCAACAGGACGAAGCTGCCGGCTACGCACGAGCGAACCTCAAGGCTCGCATCGCCCGGCTGGAACGAACGGGTCGCGTCACGCCCGCGAAAGCCCGCGAACTCATCGCCGAGGCAGACAAGATTCAGCTCTCGTTCACTGCCGCCGGCAAGGTGGCTGACAGCCCGCTCCTCACCCGCATCGAGGCTCGCGAGGAACTGGCGGCGGGCTCGGCTGCTCCGGTGCCGGGACGACGTGGCAGGTTGAAGCTGTCGCAGCGCAGCAACGCCAAGCCCGCGACGCCCAGCAAGTACCAGGAAGACGGCGAACTGGATGTCGATGCCGTCGTCAGCGCCTTCGAGAAGACCGGTCGCCGCTGAGCCGCGGGCCCGTAGCCCCCACACTGCACGCACACCGTTTCGGTAGCCCCTGAAGGAGTCGGTGATGTCTCTGGGATACCTGCAAAACCTGCCCGGCGTCGACGCCTCCGTGGAGACGGTCGAGAACGAGTTCCTGTTCGGCCCCAACGGCACCTATGTGACGCGGGGTGTAAAACTCGACTCGTCTGCCGTGGACTCCGGCAACACGCCGACGACCACGCTGCGGCGCGGCCTCATCCTCGGCATCATCACCTCGACCGGAGCCTACGCCGACTACGACCCGACCGAAACCAACGGCCAGCAGGAGCCGGTCGGCGTCCTGTACAAGACGGTCAACATGTACGACCCGCGCGCCGGTGCGGTGCGTGACAAGGCCGGCGAGATGGTGTACGCCGGCCATGTGAAGGTCAACAACCTTTACAACTTCGACGAATACGCCCGGGTGCGGCTCGGCAACCGGATCATCTTCGACGACCTGCGGTTCCCGCACCAGTTGTGGAAACTGGTCACAAAGGCGGCCGACTACACCGTGCTCGCCACGGACAACGGCACGCACTTCTTCGCCACGGCCGCCGTCAACTTCACGCTGCCCGCCATCGCCGCGGGCCGTGGCTACCGCTTCCGCTTCACGATGCAGGCCGACGCCAACCTCACGGTGACAGCCCCGGCGAACAAGCTCATCACGTTCAACAACGCGACGGCCACGAGTGTGGCGTTCTCGACGGCCGGCAACAAGATCGGCGCGTCCGTCGAGATCATCATGAACCACGACGCCTCGAAGTACGTCGCGGTCCCGCACGGTGCCAACACGATGACGGTCGCGTGAGCCTGGCGGCTCGACGCCCGCGAACGGATTTGCCCCTTGACCCTGGATGGAGCCTGCCGTGGCCAGCGACGTTCTCAGCCTGTTGACTCCCTCCGTCGTCACGAAGATCGTGTCGCGGCTGCGGCCGTCCGCCAACTTCTTGAGCCGGTTCTTCGGCTTCGAGATCGGCGGCAAGAACGTCTTTCAGGTGCAGGGAAACACCTACACCTACGACATTTACGACCACGTCCGCGACGTGGCCCGCGGACGTCTGCCCGGCGCGCCGTCCGGCAGCGTCACGGCGAACCCGCTCGGCAACGTGCAGGTGACTCTCGCCCGCTCGGCCGAGAAGCTGGGGCTCGATTACGAACTGGTCAACCATATCCGCGTGCTCGGCGAGAACGCCGGCACTCACGACATCCGCGGCCGGGTCTACATCGAGAAGCAGGCGATGACGCTGCGGCAGCGATCGGAGAACCTGCGCGAGTTCGTGACCGCCGGCGCGCTGTTCAATGGCGGCATCTACGGCTTCTACATCAGCGGTGACGATCTGGTGCCGACGCTGGCACGGAGCGGGACGTACATCTCGGTCGATCATCGGATGAACTCGAACTTCATCCTGACCGGTGGTTCGTTCGCTGCCGGTCTGCCGATGGACACCGGCTCGAACATCGTCACCGCGACCTGGGCCACGGCGGGGACGGATATTCCGCAGCAACTCGACGCCATCTCCGGCGGCTTCGTGGGCGCGGTCGGACAGCCGCTGCGCTACATCTTCATCAACAGCACGCTCAAGAACTACGTGCTCCAGAACGACAAGGTGCGGCAGCTCGCCGGCACGTCGAACACGCCGTTCGCCACGATGGAGACGATGCCGTTCAAGAATCCAGACGGTACGGATGCGGGCGTGCGGACGTTCACGCTGAAAGGGCTGCCGTATTACACCTGGATCGTTTACGACGGCCAGCTCCGCGTCGCCACGACCGACGCCACGACGTTCGCCAACACGAAGATGCTCGCGGACAGCTACGCAACCTTCATGATCGAGCCGGACAATACGTGGTTCCAGATGGTCGAAGGCTCGGAGATCGTCAAGGACAACGACATCGCACCGGCGGTCGAACGCACCGGCTTCTACGCCTGGATCATGGAGAAGGCGGATCCGGCGCGGTTCGAGCTGCACAACCTTCAGCGTGTCGGGCTGGAATTGAACATCCCGAAGGGGATTGCCTGGGCGCGCGTGATGTGACGACGGCGGAGGCGGCGTAGGCCGTTCTGGGCTCATAACCCGGGAAGGTGTGGTGCAACTCCACAGTCTCCGATTGCGAATGCGAGGGATTCATGCCAGCGTCGAACCCAACACTTGCGGACGGACAGGTCGCGGCAACCGCGACCGCTCTGCTGACCGGCGTTCCCGGCCCGGTGACGGCGACATTCTGCAACACGGGCGACGACGACGAAACGCTCGTCGTGACCGTGCTCCGCAACGGTGGAACGGCGCGCCGCATCGCCCATGCCGTGCTCGCCGCGGACGAACGCGGCCTCGGGCTGCCCTTGCCCCTGCGCTCAGGCGTTCACGGCGGACATGACCGATCCGGCCGCAGCCGGCTGGCAGGAACTTGCCCGCGCCACGAAGCTGACCGACGTGCAGGGTACGGCCGCGACCGTGAACCTGATGGACCTCAACCTCAAGTACGCCCCCGACCCCGCGCCGTTCATCGTGGGGCCGGCGATGGTAGTCGGCTACTGGGGCGGCTCGATCGCCGTGGTCGGGTTCGCACAGTTGTCGTTCATCGCCATCCCGTCGAACCTCATCACCGGCCTGGTGTGAGCCCTGCCCGGTTGACGTTCCCGGCCAGCCTATCCGGGCTGGCCGTTTGCATTTGAGGAAACGGCCATGCGCACGTACATCGGCTCTCCCGGTGCGCCACTCCAGCGGGCGCATACGGCCAACAGCACAGCCACGAGTTTTACCGCGCCAGCGGCGACGGCCACAAAGCCATCGGGTGCTGGCGTGCTCGATTTCTGCAGCAACCCGCCATCGTGGCTGAAGCTCTTGCTGTTCGGCACCGGCAACGACAACGACACGTTCGACGCTCGACTTATCGGCTGGAGCATCATTAACTCGTTGTGGGTGCCGACGATCCTCCTCCAGTGCTCGGCGACTCTCTCGGCGTTCGTGGGTGTCTCCGGCGGCGATGTGACCGACTCGGAGCGATTCGCCGACACACTCAGCGACCCCGTCAGTGGCATGGGTTCGGCCGGCGTGGACTGCCAGAAGCACAGCCCGGCCAACGATACCCCGGCGTTCTATCTGCTCGATGCGTGTGGCTGCACGCTGTTCCGGCTGGACATCGATCGCACTGGTGCCACAGCTGGGAACGGGCTCCTGGGCTCGGCGTGATGAGGGGCGAGCCATGCGTGGACGATTGGGGTCGGCACCATCCATCGCGTTTGTTGCTACGGGCATCGGTCCCGCGGTGCTGACCGATTCGATGGAAGGCCCAACAATCGACTTCGGCGCGAACCGGCCGGGGTTTGCAATTCAGCAGGTGGGAACGCTGCTTGCGGGGACTACCGTGGCTGGCCTTCTCCAGCAGTCTGCGAACGGCTCCAGTTGGAGCGCCATCAGCGGAGCCACATTCGCGGATGTGTCGTCCTCCAATGACATCCAAAAGATCGCATTCACGCCCACGATGCGGTATGTCCGCTGGGCTGCCGACATTACCGGAGACACACCGTCGGCGGCGGTGGCTGTGACTCTGGCGCGGTGATAGTTCCAGACAGGAGGCTACATGCGTCGATTCGTTCCCGCTGTCGAATCACTGCCGTCCCGCACGCTGCCGAGCGTTACTGGGACGTTCTCCGCAGGAATCCTCACTGTGTTCGGCGACACGGCCGCGAATGACATCGTGGTGAGTGACGACGGATACGGTAACATCATCGCCACTAACAAAGGCAATCAAGTCAACATCACTGGTGGCGTGCCGACGCTGGCGAACACCTCGCAGGTGCGTGTCTACGGTGCGGACGGTGACGATGTGATTGACGTGAGCGGAGTGAACCTCACCTACGGGACGCAGACCTACAAGACGAGCGTTGACGGTGGCAGCGGCAACGACACCATTATCGGCAGCAACCAGCGAGACAACATCATCGGACAGAACGGCGATGACAGCATCATTAGCGGCGACGGTGGGGACAACATCTCGGCAGGTGCGGGCAACGATACCGTGGACGCGGGAGACGGTAACGACATCGTGAGCGGGCAAGGTGGAGACGATTGGATCATCGGTGGCGACGGCAACGACTCGCTACTAGGTCAAGAAGGCAACGACACCATTGACGGCAGTGGCGGCAACGACTCGCTCATTGGATCGGTTGGCGACGACAGCGTTATCGGCGGCAGCGGAAGCGACACCATCGCCGGCAACGCTGGTGCCGACACGCTGTACGCCGTTGATGGCGAGGCGGATCGGGTGTACGGCGACGCGCTGGCGGACTTGGACATCGCCAGTCCGCGGCGGCTGCTCATCAGCAACGGCAGCGCCGT